CTATTTCTAAAGCTTTGTTCATACCATATTGTTTTGCTAATGGTATTGCTATAGCCATTACTAATTGTTCCATTATCTTCTTCCTCCAGCATGTATGTCTAACCTAAAAGTTCCAAGTTTCCAACTGGTATCTACTGCAGTGTTAGATATTGTAAGAGCTATAGCTCTTGCTCTAGCTCGTGTGTCTACTTTATCTGTCGTAGTTGTTACAGTAAATGGACCTAATGATGAGCTTGATGCTGTGTTATTAGAATAGTTTCTTAAATCTAATTGTATAATAGCACTACCTTGTTGTGATATAAAGTCAGGTATAATTCTACTAACTCTCATAATATTTTCACCATCACCTCTAAGGTCACCTAAATTGGTTGCAGCTCCTCTTACCACTTTTTGTGTAATATCATAATCCCCAGATGTAATATTAGCAGGAATTGCAACAGCAGCTGTTGCTGCTTCTTGTTGATTAACTCCTGTTTCATGTTCAAAATAAATTGTAGTACCATCGGTGTTACCTTTTACATCAAACGATGTATCAACGTCTGCATTATATTTAGTTCCATGTGGTAGACCAAATACAGATGAGTCTTCCCATGTTGTTCTAGGAAACAAACTACTTGCATTTGTAAACCATATAGGACGTTTTGCTGTAGAGTCTAAATAACTATATGTAACTGCTCTGTTAACATTGTTCGATGTAGCTGTTGGATAAAACCAAGTAATTTCACCAAACAAATTATTAATACCACAATACACTAATTGATTAGATGTAGTGTTAAGATCATCATAAACATAGTCTTCGACTAAACAGTCCATAGATTCTAGTTTACCAGTGTATCTAAAGAAACCATTATCAGACATCCAGTACGCAGCACCATCAACTTCAACAGCTGCATTCTGTCCTATCAATCCACAGTTAGTACCTACTTGTTCAAAAGCAAATGTAAACGGAGTTCCAACAAACCTCATAGTAAATAAAGATGTATCAGACCAAACATAGATTGCATTTCTACCAAGTTTAGCTCCAATGATCCGTGATCCGGCGGCCAGTCTTTGTGTACCAGCACTATTTTCTGCTGTAGGCGTATAATCATTAATATTTTCTTGAGAAGAAAATCTTATAAACATATCGTCTTGTGTAGTTTTATCTCCAATAGTTGTTTCTGTTCCAAAAAATACTAAGTGACGATCGGGTGTTGATACTAGCATATCACGTGAAGCTGTTGGAGCACCTGATATAATAGTTGCACGTGTTGCTGTTGCATTTGTTGCATCACCATCCCACTGAAAACACTCACCGTTATGTATTAATGCAATTAATGTGCTTCCTAAATTATCTAATGCCCATAAACCAGGATCAATTACTTGGTCGGTGTTAGCCGCAGCAGAACCCCAACCAGTCCAGCTAGATGAGTTAGTAACTGTAGCACCATTACTGTGTGCTGCACGAGTAGATCCTCTTGCTGCTCTAGTTATACCTGTTAAATCGTTACCTGACACACCTGTGTATGAAATTTCTTCTGTCCCTACTTGAATATAGTTTGTGCCTGTAGATGGAAAACCCGTTGTACTTGTTAATGTAATGCTTGTCCCTGATCCACCTGTACCATTAGCATCATTTAATAATGCACCATTTAAAGTATTGGTTAGTGATCCTAATAAATTACCACCCCATAATGCAATACCCCAACCAAACGCACCAAGTTGTTCTGGTGGTCCTACATGATAGTATTGATAATATTTAACACTTCCAGATGTAGTGGCACCTGAACCTGTTTCATTGTTATCCATCGTAATAGTTATTGTGTCTGAACTAGGAACACTAGTTACCATATATTTTACATCATCAAAATCTGATGCTGAATAATTAGAATTAGTTGCACTTGAAAAATCACTAAACAATATAATGTCCCCTGCTACAAAACTGTGTGATGATGGAAAAGTTATTGTAACTATGTTTGATCCATTAGTTGTAGTAAAACAATTTGATAAAGTTGTGCCTGATGGATTAACTAAAGGATGTATATCATAATACACTCCACCAGAATATATGTATAAAATTCTATTTGTTCCTATAGCTGAAAATTTTGTAGATTGTTTATTAACAAAATGATGAAGACCTCTTGCTGCACCTGTTAACTTATCCTGACCTAATTGATTCCAGCCACCTATCTTTTCAGGTGTACCATATCTAAAACGTACATTTTCACCATCAGTCCATTGAGACTCGGCACCTGTCGATGTAACTTGTTTATTGAAACCTGGTAGGAATCCTAGTTTTTGTAGCATATAACCTCATTCTATTACATATTCCTTATTGGTGGAATACCCAATAATGGTCGTTTATCAAATTTATTTTTTTCAGCGAACGGACCATTTCTGTGGTTATAATGTAAGAATACTTGGCCACATATGTTCCCGTCAAAAGGCTCTCGCCAATGTTCAAGTTCACAGCCACTATATACTAACATATCCCCTACTTCAAGCAAGACTTTAGTACCTGCTGGAGCGTTGGGTTTATGAATATTCTTGTATTCATCAATGACATTATCTGATCCTGTACCATCTATAAATATAGGCCAAGGATCACCTCCTAGATTTATGGTAGTAGATATCTCACAACTAGGTCTATCTTTATGTCTTTTTAATTCATCTCCATGCTTATATAATCTAGCGTATGAATAAGTTGGAATTAAATCTAAGCCTGTTTCTTGTTGCATTATTGGTAATACTTTTACTAACAAAGTCTCCATTACAGGATCTGCATAATGTGAATAAGTATTAGGAATTTGAGTATCTCTCCATGTTCCAAACATTCCTGTATCATATATAATATTGTTTTGATACATGAATTTAGCTGCATCACGTTTAAGAAGAAAATAATTAAATACAAAATTAGCTAACTCGTAGTTTACTGCATTTTTTATTACTTGATATTTATTGAAAGCCATGCTGTATAAAATTAAAACTTACTGATATCCTTATATCATTAGATAGATTTGGTTCAACACTATGCCAAAGGTGAAATGGAAATATAATTATTCTACCTTCTTTTGGTTCTAAACGAACCTCTCTCCATAAGTGTTTAGGGGGTTGGCCTTTTTTTATACGAGGCATATTTAATTGCTCTCCTGGCCTTGGATCATTAAAAACTAAATTACCAGAATTATTAGAAGATTTTATGTAATATACTCCACTAAACAAACTGTTAGGGTGTATGTGTGGAGCATTATATCCACCAGGCGGGTTTATATTAGCCCACATATTACCTAATATAGGTTGACTATCTAACCATTCTTCTTTCCAAATATCTTGCATCATTATAAATAATTCATCTACTAAAGGTTTAAATACAGGTATTTGATGCATTTCAGTTGTAGAGTGCCAACCATTACGATTTGTTTTCTTAACACCAGGATCTCGTTTAGACCACTCAACTATTTCATTAGCAAATAGTTGGTTATCTAATTTCACATCTTTACCGTATATAGTTGTTGGAAAAAATTGTTCTTTAATCATCTAAAAGGTTTACCCCCAAACCAACAAACCAAAGATTGTCTTACACCTCGTTTTACAGGGTTGACTCTATGATTTAAAAACGATGCAAATATAATTGCATGACCTTGTTTAAGTTCTGCAAATTTACCTGGCGCCATTAGTTCTAAATCTCCACCCTCAAACTCTGATGGGTCATTTAATAATAAAGTCATAGATATTTTTCTTACAGGTGGTTCGTGAGCCATGTTTACATCACAATCCATATGCCAATCGTAAAACCCACCTTCTGGATATTCTGTAAACTGTGCATTCTCTGTAACTTGTATGTCTCCAAATCCAAAATGATTTTCGTTTGCTTTTTGTATAAAGTTATTAAGATCACGATACATGTGTCCCATTTCTTGAAATGGTATCCAAGATATTGTTGTAACTCTTTTCTTTGTATCTGTTCCTCCACCTGGTTTACCCATACCAACTTGTGCTTGTTGTGGTGGTTGTTTTCTACCACATTCAATAATCTGTCGACATTGATCAGGTGTAAACAATGGTGTAGTAGTTTGAATTATCCAACTTTTCCATTTAGGTTCTGTGATGTGTCTATTTTCGTACATTAACTTACTCCTCTATTTCTGATTGGGTCATACTCTACATCCATATTTGCAGCTAGTGTTCGTCTCATACCTTCTCCATTAAATGGATATACGCAGTGTCTCATGTCATATGGAAATATATAAAAATCTCTTTCAGCAATTTCTGGTTGATAATCTATATTTGCAAACTGACCACTAGCTGAACCTAATATTTGTAGTCTACCATTTTGCGGTGCCTCTGGTGATGAATATTCTACACCAAAACTTTGTGGTAATTTTAAAATCATAACACTTGATAAGCCTGTAAATATTGATCCTTGGTGCACGTGCACTGGATTATACTCATGCTCAAACATAGTATTAACCCAAATAGAATTTAAATGCATTTTATATTGTGTTACTTTATTCCATTGTAAGTAGTGTGTAAATTTTTGATTAAACCATTGTAATACATCGTTAGGTAGATGATTATGTTGGACCATCTTATCGTTTGGTAACCCATTAAAAAATAAACTATGTTCTTTTTCAATCTTACCCACTAATTGTTTGTTAGCAGGTTTTAATTCAGGGTATTTTGTTTCGTAAATATGATTGATTGTATTATATACATCAAGTGGTACTTGGTATTTTAATACCGACTGGCCTAAAAATATAAATTTAAAATCTGATGTGTCCATATTTCTGTTTAATCCTTTCTGGTATTTTATCTATATAAGGATTGTATACCTTTCTAACTACTGATCTTATATTATGCATATTCTTTCCTACGATAGTATCGTCATACTTCATACCATTAACTTCTACTTGTTGCAAGTTTTGAAAGCTATGTTTAAATGGTTTGATATCTAAGAATTGATATAGATCAATAAATGTTTTTTCTGGATTAGCTACCATGTCATCGTATTTTATATAATGGCATATATTTTTATAGTTATATGAATTTTTTATTGCCTCAAGTTCTTTTGCAATGGCACCTTCTTTATTCATAATCATCATTAATTTCTCTTCGTCATTTTTTAAATTAAATCTATTGGGAAATGCATCAGGATTTTCTGTATACCACTTCATGTAACTTGCTAATACATCTATAAGATCTCTTAATAGTACAATGCATTTAAAAGGTCGTTTAAAATGTTTTTGCATTAATTTAAAATTACCAGGTGTTATTACTGGTCCACGATCAATAATTATTGGTTGTGGCCAATCTTTGTAATAGTTATCATACACAGAATCTAATACATTATTTAATGATTTGTGATCTGGGTAGTTTTGAAATACATCAGTATCTTTTAACAAAAACAAATCTTTCATTATCTCTAATGTAATAGAGTTAGGTGTGCACGCTATCTCTGGATTCTGATTTATAATACTAGTAAATAAAGTATTACCAGATCTAGGCTGTGCTACTAAAAAAAATAATTGTTTATTTTTCTTTGGCTCCGAGGTCATTTGTTATTTGTTCTTTCTTGTTGTAAATCATCTCTCCTGATTTTTTAACTCTTTCTATAGTATTTAATTGACCTAATACATTAAACACTTCAGGTTGACTAGATCCTGACGTTAATGTTTCTGCTTTATTTTTCATTATTAATGCATAAGAGTCTAATTGGTGCCTATTAACATCTTTAGTATCAAACGTTCCATCATCAAATTCTTTTTTTAATGTAGACCAAAGTTTAATTTCTCTCATACGATCTTTAGCCACTAATTGCATATTAGCTAAACCGTATCTTGATTCATCTAAATCTATTTTATATTTTTCTAATTTATATTCGTCTTGTTCTGTCTCAATCTTTTTTTCCAACCATTTAACTTTAGCTTCTTGTCTTCTACAATCAAATGATAGACTCATTAAGTTTTCTAAAAATACGTTTTGTTCTCTAACACACTGCCAATATTTTGCAGCTTTAGTTGGATACTTCATATCTTGAAGAACAGACATTCTCATTTCTGTTTCTGTTCTAAATACTTGTTTAAACTCTTTTACATCTTCTGGATCTAATAAATTATTTAAGCTTGGTGCTTCTTTTTCTATTAACGCATGTATATTTCTTTTTTCTGTCATAATTAATTCCTTTCATGCAACAATATATACTTTATGAACTAGTTGTCAACGTTTTGACTTCTACACCACCTTCAGTATATTCTTCTGTAGCTCCTGTAGCACCACCTGGTGTAGAACCAGCACTGACAATAGCTGCGGTTGTAGTTCCACCTCCGAGACCATAAGCTCTTGCATTAGCCATAGATCCTGTTGCAGCAAAAGCAGAACCATCCCATGTAAAGGCGTTTGTAGTTCTACTTGGCACAGCTCCACCAGCAAACATAGCTGCAGTCTGTGTTCCCGATCCTATAATTGCATGTCCAGAAGCTGGATAATTAGGTTGAGATGTCCAACTTGAACCATCGTAATAAAGCACTGCATTTAAATTAGGTGCTCCTCCACTTGCTCTTCCTCCAACCATAATAGCTGCTGTTTGTATCCCAGCTAAAGATGATATGTCTCTTCCTGCTGGCATTGCTCCACCATTACTCCAAGAAGAGCCATCATATTCATTAGTTGTTGTTTGCCATCCTGAAGAGGGAGCTGTTGTATAAGGACCAAATATACCACTAGCTTGAAAACTTGCAGTTTGTGTTCCTGTTCCACAAGCAGTTTGAATTCCATTTGGAAAATTTCCTCCATTTGTCCAATTTGTTCCATCATACTCTTCTGTGTTAATAACGTATCTTGCAGGTGCAGTTGGTGTTGGTGATGGACTATATCCACCATAACCTAACGCTGCTGTTTGAGTTCCGTTATTTACAACTCTAGAAAAAGATGTTGATCTATTATTTACTTCTGTCCAACTACTTCCATCATACTCTTCCACGTTAGTAGTACCAGCTCCAGCTAATAAACTAGATGTCTGTGTTCCAACATTTCCCATTAATTCACTTCTTGCTGTACTTGCAGTTCCACCAGATGCAAAAGACCCAAGTCCTAGAACATAACCTTTAAGTTGTCCTAAAGTTGAGTTATACCACACCTCTCCTTCTTTTGGATTAGAAGGATTTGATGACACAACATTGACTCTTGTGCCATGTAAATTTTTGTAAGTAGACATTTTAAATCTTTATGGAAGAGTTACGTCAGATGGTCTTGTATTAAGTAAATCAGCTTTTTCTTCATCTGTCTGAGCATCCCAAGCTGCTTGTGCTGCTTGAACTTCAGCATCAACTAAAGCTTGTGCTTCTGACTTAGTTTTAAAAACACCTCTGTCAGCTACCCACAAAGCTCCTTTTGGATTGTTTCCAACAACCCAGACGTTAGCAGGGTAACCTCTTAGAAAAAAATTTCTTCTATCTTCAGCTGTGAAGAATCCTTTTCCAGTGTTAGTAACTACTCCATATAAAAAGTTTTCCATAGTTTTTCTCCTTAATTAAGTTTGTATATCATAGTTTAACTCTGTGTCAAAGTTTTAACATTTAGTGTTTCTGTTTGTCCAGTAAATTCTTCTGTTGCTGTTGAAGATGAACCAGATGAAGCTAAAGCCGCAGTGCTTGTTCCTCCTGCAGATGATCCCATCATAGCTCTTGCAGTTGACATAGATGGTCTTGTTGACCAATTAGTTCCATCATATCCAACTGTTGTTGTTAATGCACCACTAGGGTTTCCTCCATATACTAATGAATCCGTTTGTGTCCCTGATGTTCCAGCATTACCTGCTGAATAAGGTCTTGCATTTACAGTAGTCCATGAAGATCCATTATATTCTTCTGTTGCATTTAATTGACCAGGCTGTATACCACCTGAAATTACAGCTGCAGTTTCTGTCCCTGCTCCTGCAGCAGAATATCTAGGTGTGTTTATAGCTCCTCCTGCAGTCCAAGCAGTTCCATTGTATTCTTCACTTTGTGTTGGATATACATCAGGTGATCTTTGATAGCCTCCAGCAGCTACTGCTGCAGTTTGAACTCCAATATTACTAGATGTTAATTCTCTACCAGTTGATAAAGATCCACCAGTTGAAAAAGAACTACCATCAAATTCTAAAGTTGTTGCAATATTTGGATAACCTCCCCAAGACAATGCAGCTGTTTGAGTTCCTGTTCCACAATTATTTGATGCAGAATAAGGGGCATTGTTTGGATTATTAGACCAAGTTGTTCCATTATATAATTCAACTGTATTTAAAGGAGCATAAGGAGAATTTGACATTTGTCCTCCTATAAAAACGTTTGCAGTTTGAGTTCCTGCACTAGCTAAACCACTTCTAGCTGTACTCATAGCACCACCACTAGCCCATGCTGCAGCGGTTATTATGTTTACTGAACTATTAAATTCTTCTGTTGCGGCTGTTTGAGTAGTTGTGTATCCACCAAAAGACACAGCAGCAGCATTACTTGCTCCTGCTCCTGCATGTTGTAATACTGCGGTTCCTAAATTAGGTCTTGCTGACCAAGATGATCCATCATACCCTTCTGTTTGAGCTGTTATTGGAGGACGGTGATTTCCACCAAAAGATAAAGCAGATGTTTGTGTACCTGCACCTGCATTAGCATATAATGCAGTTCCTAAATTTCCACCAGCTGTCCAACTTGATCCATTATATTCTTCAGTTGCATTTGTATCACCAGGTTGACCACCAAAAGCAAGACCTGCAGTTTGTGTACCACATGATCCAAAAACACTTCTCGCTGTTCCCATTGCTCCACTAGCTGTCCAAGATGAGCCATTGTATTCTTCAGTAGTAGCTACAGCACCTGTGTCATCACGTCCACCAAAAACAACACCTGCAGTTTGTAAACCTGCTCCACCTGCTCCTGCTTTATCGTTTGACATAGCTCCACCTGCTGTCCAAGATGAACCATCGTATTCTTCTGCTAAAGTTGTAAAACCTGGAGAAGGAGGTCCATCATATCCACCTGCACCTAAAGCTGCAGTTTGTGTTCCCAGTCCCGACATACTATATCTTGCTGTATTTAAAGCTCCACCAGTTGCCCAACCAGAACCATTATATTCTTCAGTTAATGTACTATACGGAGGGGTGCTTCCACCAATACCTAAAGCAGATGTCTGTGTTCCACATCCTGCTATGTAACTTCTAGCTGTTAACATAGGTGTGCTACTTACCCATGCTTCACTAGCCAATATACTTTTAAAAGTATCACTACTTGTGTTGTACCAAACTTGACCCTCGGCAACTGATTCAGTTGGATCAGTTGTTACTGCCTGAATTGATCGTCCATGTATTTGTCTATATGTTGTCATAATTAACTCGTTGTAAAATCTGTTACATTAGCTGTTGTTGTTTCTCCAGTAAATTCTTCTGTTGTAGCTACAATAGGAGGTGATGAACCACCAAAAGCTAAAGCTAATGTTTGTGTTCCTAATCCACCTAGTCTAAATCTTGCTGTTGCCATTGATGGTCTTGTAGACCAATTTGTTCCATCATAACCTTCAGTTGCCCCTGTTATTGAGTTACCTCCAAAAACTAGTCCTGCTGTATTACTAGCTCCTGCTCCTGCTAAAGCATGTCTTGCTAAAATTAAAGCACCACCTGCAGTCCAGTTAGTCCCATCATATTCTTCTGTAGCAGTTTGATTACCTGAACCATCTACATAACCGCCTGCACCAAAAGCTGAAGTTTGTATTCCGCCGCTACCCATTAAACGTCTTCCAGTTCCCATACTGTTTACTGATGTCCAACTTGATCCATCATATTCTTCTGTTGCAGTAGACATTGCATTAGGTGGGAGTTGACCTCCAAAAGCTAAACCTGCAGTTTGTATTCCAGCGCCACCCATTTGATCTCTAGTAGTATTTAAATTACCTGGACTTGCTGTCCAACTAGAACCATTATATTCTTCTGAATTATTTACTTTGGCAGAAGGTGAACTACCTCCAAAAGCTAATCCAGCAGTTTGTATTCCACATCCTGCTAAATTAAATCTTGCTGTGTTTAAATCACTTTGTTCCGACCAACTTGATCCATTATATTCTTCTGTTTCAGCTCTTGCTGTACCAGGTCCTGTTTCTCCACCAAATCCTAAACCTGCTGTTTGAGTTCCACATCCTGTTAAATTATTTCTTGCAGTAGTTAATGCTCCACTACTAGCCCATGCTGCAGCTGTGACGATGTTTTCTGATTTGTTATATTCTTCTGTTGATGTTGTTCGTGCACTTCCAGTATAACCACCAAATTTTAAAGCTGAATTAGCTGTGCCTGTACCAGCTAAAAATCTTGCTGCAGTTGAAACAGCGGTATCTGTAGACCAAGTGCTTCCATTGTATCTTTCGTTTGTTGTGATTGCAGGATTACCACCAGAAAAAGCTAATGAGCTATCTTGAGTACCAGCATTTGATCCTGCAAGACCATATCTAGCTGTCCCTAAATTTCCACTTGTTGTCCAAGAAGTCCCATCATATTCTTCTGTTGCAGCTGTTGAAGGACTACCTCCAAAAACAAGTCCCGCTGTTAGTGTACCAGAACCCGCTAATTCTCGTCTTGCTGTATTAGCAGTTCCGCCATTAGTCCAATTTGTTCCATCAAATTCGTAAGAAGCATCTGTATTAGCAGTATTATAACCCAAAGCATATACAGAAGAAGTTTGTGAACCAAACATTGTCCCTGCATAACTTGCAGTTGGAAGACCATTTGCAGATGTCCAACTGGTTCCATCATATTTATTTACTGTTGTAGCAGCTGAAGGTCCCCCTCCTGCCACTATACCTGCTGTTAGTGTTCCTGTACCTTCAGGATATCTAAGACTAGCAGGATAATTAGTTCCATTAGTCCAACCAGAACCATTGTATTCTTCTGTAAGATTTGATGCAGTTCCAGTATTACCACCTACACCAACTGAAGCTGTTTGAATACCAAAACTTCCCAATGAATCTCTAGCTGTATTTAAACCTGCACCACTCGACCATGCTGAAATAATACCTAATCCTCTAAGCTTTCCTTCAGTAGAATTATACCACATTTGTCCAGTTTTAGGTTCACTTGGATCAGAAGTTACTTTCGTAATCTTCTGCCCGACTAAATCTTTATAAGCAGCCATCAGTCTCCTTAATTATTCTTTAAGAGCCAACCTTGTGTGCTGTCTACATAGACTAAAGTATTTGCTGCTCTTTCTGTTGAAACTGTTAATGGGTCTGTTGATCCTGCAATTTTCTCTGTTCCGTTTTGATCGATTGTTAATGCGTTAGAATCAAATGTTCCTGCATAATCTATAAATGATATTTCATCACCAATGTTTCCTGCAGGTAAATCCATTTCAAATGCACCAGCTGTTGTATTAATAAAATAACCTTCACCAGCTACTGCTGTAAACGTAGATGTTTTTACTGCTTGCCATGATGTACCACCTGATACTTCAGCGAAAGATAATTGACCAACTGCTGTTGTACCTGAACCTGTAATACTAGCTACTTTTAAAAATCTATCTGCTGTAACATTTCCAGTGGGAAATTTTAATGTGTAGCTCTGCCCTGAGCTATGTGGAGGTGACTGTAGTTTAATCCCGTGGGAATTAGATTCACAATTAAGCTGAACTGTACCTGGGTTTGTTGCACCAGCGATTTCAATAAGACCTGTTCCATTTGGTGTAGCTAT